TCTTTGGTTGACATTTTTCATTACCCCTTTCCATTATACAGATTGTTTTTCTGTCCGGCAAATCGGGTATGGGGGCAGAATACCTATTATGCATGGAAAAAGGACGTCCTGGACACCGTTGCATTCCATGCTGCGCAGAAAGGGCTTTTATAGATAAAATTTGCATACAAATGCAGGGCGAAATGGCTGAAAACCGTTGATTTTCAAGGGTTTTCGGCCATTTTTTGTTTTGCAAATGTCTGGTATAGTCAGGCCTGCACAAAAATGGAAAAATGGTATGCAGAAGGAGGAAAAGGGGCGGAGGTGACAGCGTGAAATACCGCAAAAACAGCGTGAAGGGGCAGCAGCGCGGCAAAAAGTACAGCGAAGCCGTGCGCACGGCCTGCATGTGCGACCTGCTTGTGATGGACAACCTTTCGGACGTGGCAAAGAAGCACGGAGTGCCGGAAAGCACGCTGCGCACCTGGAAGGCAAAAGCGGAAAAGCTGGGGCCGGAGGGTGAAAAGAGCCTGTGGGCGCAGGCACGGGACGAGCAGGTGAAGCAGATCGCGTTGAAGGCGGCACAGGGCGCAAGGCTTGGCACGGAGCTGATAGTCCACAGGCTGGAAGCAGGGCAGCGGAACATGCAGCGCTGCGACGAGATAGACCGCATTCTGCTGGGCAGCGAAAAGAGCGAGGGCCTTGTGCTGTGGGGCGACACGGCGGTGGACGAGCAGCGCCAGCGCACGAAGCTGGACAGGGAGCTGGAGGAGCGGCTGCGGGACGAGCGGCAGCAGCGCGACCGCATCATCCCCGGGGATTTTGCGCTGGCGAATATGACGCGGACGCTTACCAGCGTATCCGCAAAGGGCGCGGGGGAGCAGGGCGCGGCGCAGGCAGGCGGGAAACGGTATGAAGATTATCTGGACCAGCTGGCGGGAGACGAATGGTAATGGCGGTCAACACAAAAAAGTACATCGAACAGTTTTTGCAGATACGCACCAAAAGCGCCGAGGTGGTGCCGCTGCGGCTGAACGCACCGCAGCAAAAGCTGTATGCCGCGCTGGCGGCGCAGGCCCGTGCGGGGAAGCCTCTGCGCGCCATTGTTCTGAAGGCGCGGCAGATGGGCTTTTCCACGCTGACCGAGGCAATGATATTCAAGCGGACGGCGACGCGGAAAAACGTGCGCAGCGGCATTGTGGCGCACGACGAGGACGCAACAAACAACCTGTACCGCATGACAAAGCTGTTTTATGAGCGCCTGCCGGAGCCGATGCAGCCGCAGCGGCGGGCGCTGAACGCGCGGGAGCTCGTTTTCAACGATGCGGAAGGGCATGGACTGAACAGCTCTATCCGCGTAATGACGGCGGGCGGCAAGGGCGTGGGACGCTCGGAAACCTTCCAGAACCTGCACCTTTCCGAGGTTGCGTTCTGGCCCGGGGATAAGCTGGGAACCTTCACCGGACTGATGCAGGCCGTGCCGGACAAACCGGAAACCATGGTGATCGTGGAAAGCACGGCAAACGGATTTGATTTTTTCAAGGACCTTTGGGACGCAGCGGTGGCGGAACGGAATGACTTTATACCCGTGTTCTGCGCGTGGTGGGAGCTGCCGGAATACAGAAGGCCGTGCGGGGACGGCTTTATGCTTACACCGGAGGAAGAAAGGCTGGCCGCGTTGTACGGGTTGGACCACGAGCAGCTTGCGTGGAGGCGCTGGGCCATTGAAAACAACTGCGGCGGAGACGTTGAGCTTTTCCGGCAGGAATATCCCGCATGCCCGGAGGAAGCGTTTTTGAGTACAGGCTCCTGCATATTCGACAAAGCGGCGTTGATGGCGCGGCTGCAGGCGCTGGAGCCTCCGCTGCGCCGTGTGCGGTTTGAATACGCCGAGCGCGGAGGGCTTTTGACGCTGGTTGGCGCTGTGGACGACAAGGCGGGGCCTGTGCTGATCTACCGGGAGCCGGAGCCGGGCAAGCCCTATGTGCTGGGCGGCGACACGGCCGGGGACGGGAGCGACAATTTCACCGGGCAGGTGCTGGACAACACCACGGGCGGGCAGGTGGCGGTGCTGAAGCAGCCGTTTGACGAGGACGAATATGCGCGGCAGATGATGTGCCTGGGGTATTTTTACAACACGGCGCTGCTGGGCATCGAAGCGAATTTTTCCACGTTCCCCATCAAGGAATGCACGCGGCTGGGATACCCGCGGCAGTACGCCAGAGAACTGACGGACAGCTACACGCAGCGGCTTGAACGGCGGTACGGCTTCCGCACCGACCCGAAAAGCCGCCCGCTTGCGATTGCGGAGCTTGTGCGGTACGCCCGGGAGCATCCCGAGGAGCTGCGGGACGCGGACACCATCCGGGAAATGCTGGTTTTCGTAAAAAACGAACGCGGCAGGCCGGAGGCGATGCAGGGAGAGCATGACGACCTTGTGATGGGGCTTGCCATTGCACACGCGATACGCGGGCAGCAAAGCTGTTTGCCGGAGGAAAGCGGAAACGGCGCATACGCGGAGGAATGGGGCGGGGACGGCGGAGACGCTGATTTTTTGGATTGGAGTGGTTGACGTGTTTATAAGCAAAAAAGACTTCGACGCGCTGTGTGAGAGGGTGCGAAAGCTGGAAGATGCGGAAACGGCACGCGCGGAGGATCTGCGCAGGCAGGAGGAATACGAGCGCAGCATGCAGCGTCAGTTTGAAAACATGCTGGCCTACGACGGCAGCGACCAGACGGCACGAGGTGACGAATGATGCGGGAGGAAATGACGCCGCAGCGTGTTTGGCAGGAGTTTACAAGGGCGCAGAACTTCAACAACGCGATTGAGCTTTACGAGACCGTGGAGCAGAACGAGGATTTCTATATCGGAAACCAGTGGCGCGGCGTGAACGCACCGAATCTGGACCATCCCGTGATGAACATGCTGTGCCGGGTGGTGAAGTTCTTTATTTCGTCGGTGATGAGCGACGATATCGGCATATCTGTTACGGATTTCGACGAAAGCAGCGCCATGAAGCCCGTGCTGGATATGCTGGGCGTACAGTTCGACCAGATCATGGAGGGGTGCGGGTTCAAACGCAAGGCGCGCGAGGTGATACGCAATTCCGCCGTGGACGGGGACGGCTGCATGCACTTCTATTTCGACCCGGAGGACGACATGCAGGGCGCGTCGGGTACAGCGGAAGCCTTTCGCTTAACACCCACGCCCGGACACATTGAGGCGGAGATCATCGAGAACACGAACGTGCATTTCGGCAACCCGCAAAGCGGAGACGTGCAGCGCCAGCCGTATATCCTGCTGAATTTCCGGCGGCTGGTGGAGGAGGTGCGGAGGACCGCGCGGGAGAACGGCGGCGACGCGGATGCAATACAGCCCGACGAGGACGCCTATAAGCACGGGGACGCACCGGAGGAAGGCAAGGTCACGGTGGTGCGGCGGTACTGGAAGGAAAAAGGCAGGAATGGCCGGAAAACCGTGTGGTTCTGTGAAATGACGGCCGGCGCCGTGGTGCGCGGACCGACCGATACGGGCTATTCGCGGTATCCCATCGCCTTTATGCCCTGGGAAAAGGTGAAAAACCAATACCACGGGCAGGCGGCTATTACCGGGATGATACCAAACCAGATCTTTGTGAACAAGCTGTTTGCCATGGCCATGCAGCATGTGAAGCAGCTTGCGTTCCCGAAGGTGATATACAACCGCAACCTGATGGCAGGCCGGAAATGGAACAACCGGGTGGGCGAGGCCATTGGCGTGAACGGAGATCCGAACGTGGCGGTGGCAACGGGGTTTCGTGCGCCGGACATGTCGGCGCAGGTGCTGGTGATGATCGACAAGGTGATCGAATACACGCGGGACACCATGGGCGCATCCGACGCGGCGCTGGGCAATGTGACGCCGGACAACACGTCCGCCATTATCGCCGTGCAGAAAGCGACAAGCATGCCGCTGGAGCTGCAGCGACAGGACTTTTACTGTTTTGTGGAGGACAGCGTGCGCATCTGGATGGACATGATGGCGCAGAACTACGGCGTGCGGATGGTACGGATGAAGGCGCCGGAGGCGGAGGCGGAAGCCGTGCCTGCGCTGCCGGACAGCATGGGCGCCGGGATGCTGCCGCAGGCAGCGGGCGGCGCGCCCGGTATGGCCGGGGCAATGCTTCAGCAGGCGGCGCCGGGGCCTGCAAGCGGCATTCCGGTTTTGCGCAGCAAAATGGAGGGTGATTTAAGCCCGGCAAGGGAAGATGCTTATGAAACGGCGCCGTTCAATTTTTCGCAGTTGAAGGGCATGAACCTGCGGCTGAATGTGGAGGTTGGCGCGGCCACGTACTGGAGCGAGCTTATGCAGGTGCAGACGCTGGACAACCTGTTTGCCAAAGGCGTACTTTCCGACGCGGTGACGTACCTGGAAAATATGCCGCGCGGCTATATCCCGGGGCGGCAGGAGCTGATTGACGCCCTGAAAAAGCGCCAGCAGGAGATGGAGGCCGCGCAGATGGTCGCTGCACAGGCGGCGGGAGCGCCAACAGCGGGAAGCGGGGTGACGTTAGGATGAAATGTCCCGAATGCGGCGCGGATGGGCGTGTCTGCCATGTGAAGGAGGACGCGCCGGGCGGTGTGGAGGTTACATACCTGTGCCCAAACAGGCGGTGCAGGCTGTACGGGCAGGACTGCGCCGTGGAAACACTGGCACAGCCGCAGAGCGAACCAGAAGAAAAGGCATAAACGGTGGACGGGGGCCGGGGTTTTCGAGCCGGGGCCACAAGCGAGCAAAGCGAGGTTGGGGGGTGAGAAAATGTTGCCCCCGGCGGGGGCAATAACCGGCAGCCCGGTTTCGCCGCAGGCGAAATGGAGGGCGATTTAAGCCCGACAAGGGCCGTTTGCATAACACGGGCCGACCAAGCCCGGGGAGGAAAAGCAATGGATGAAAACATGGCGGCGGACGTCCTGACCGGGACAGACGCCAGCGCGGAAGGCGCAGATTTTGACGGCCTGTTTGACATGGACGGCGGCGAAGTGACCGCGGAGCCGCAGGAAATGGAAGGACAGGAGGGCGCAGCGGAAACGCAGGAGCCGGAGGCCGACCCAGCCGAAGGAACCGGCGCGGCCGCACAGCCGGGCCGGCAGGAGCAGCAGGGTGCGGAGCCGAAGTACAAGGTGAAGTTCTACGGCCAGGAGCAGGAAATGACCGTTTCCGAGCTTGTGGCGGCTGCCCAGAAGGGCCTGGATTACGACAACGTGCGCGCGAGGCTGGAGCAGGCGCAGCAAAGCGCGCCCGCCGTGCAGCTGGTGGAGCGGTACGCCGCAGCCAACGGCATGACGGTGGAGCAGTATCTGCAATTTGCAAACCAGGGCTTTGAGCAGCAGGCCGTGGCGCAGCTGGTTGCGCAGGGCGTGCCGGAACCGGCCGCAAAGGACCTTGTGGCCGAACGCCTGCGGCTGGACCGCGAACGGCGCAGCATCGCGCCGCTGGCCGCGCAGCAGCGGGCACAGCAGGAGCAGCGGGAAAAGCTGTCCCCCTGGATGGAGCTGCTGCGGGAGTATCCCGGCACGAAGGAGCTGCCGCCCGAGGTGGCGCAGCGCGTGGCGGCCGGGGAAACACCGCTTGCGGCGATGCGGGCCTTTGAGCTGGCGCAGATGCGCGCACAGCTTGCGGCGAAGGACGCCGCGCAGAAGAACAGGCAGACAGCGCCGGGCAGCGCCGGCGGCCTGGGAGGCAAAGAGAGAAAAGACGATTTTGAAGCCGGATTTGACGCGGGCTTCGATTTTTAAGGGAAGGAAGAAAGAATTATGAGCCAGACTGTAAACCTTGATACAAAGTACAGCAAAAAGATAGACCAGGCGTTCACCATCGCCAGCCTTTTGAAAGGGCGGCTTTCGGCGGAAAACGAGTTTGTGGGCGCGCGCACGGTGCGCATCCACAACATCAACACGGTGCCGTTGAACGACTACAACCGCGGCGCATCCGCAAACCGCTACGGCGAGCCGGCCGAAGTAGGCGACACGGTGCAGGAGCTGACGATGACGCAGGACAAGAGCTTTTCGGGCGTGATCGACAAAGGCAACAACATGGACCAGAGCATCAACAAAGCGGGCAAGTTCCTGGGCGTGCAGATGAGCGAGGAAGTTATACCGGCCTACGACAAATACTGCTTTGGCCGTTTGTGCACGCTGGCGGGCAAAATCGTGGGCAGCGCGGACGCTGTGAGAGGCACGAACGTGATCAAGCGCATGAGCGCGGCGCGCAAGTGGATGCTGGACAGCAAGGTGCCGCTGAAGGGCCGCACCTGGTATGTGCGCAGCGACGTATTTACCGCGCTGGTGGAATGCGACCAATTCAAGAACCTGGAAAAGCTGGGAACGAAGGCCGTGGCGCAGGGCCAGGTGGGCGAGCTGTTCGGCGCGCCGGTTGTGGAGGTGCCGGAGGATTATTTGTCCGCAGGCGTGAATTTCATTCTGCTGCACAAGCGCGCGGCGACTGCGCCGGAGAAAATCCACGACTGCAAGACGCACATTGACCCGCCGGGCATTTCCGGCAATCTGGTGGAGGGCCGCTTCTACTATGATTTGTTTGTGTACGGGCACAAGGCGGACGGCGTATATGTGGACGTTACCACGAGCAGCAGCGTTGTGGTTCTTGCCGCGCCGACGATTGCCAAGGCAGGCGGCGCGATTACTGCTGCAGAAGGCGCGACGGCATACTACACCACGGACGGCACCGACCCGCGCTACAGCCTGACGGCCAAAGC